CACCTCTTTAGGTGCTACTGTTAAATTACGCAATTCACCGAATGGGATTTTATCACCGTTCTCTAGGAGGTACACACCCTCACTACCTAATACTCTTACTACTTTCATTATTTACCCCTATATAGATTATATGCTAATGTCTGCAATTTCTTATTGATTCTCTCACTAATAGGTAACATCATATTATCAGCATACTTATGATTACCTCTAGCTTTCTTTCTTTCCTTAGCAGATCGAAACTTTAAAATGTACTTAAAATCTTGTGCCTTAACAGGGTCTAAGTCCTGTGCCATATTACCACTGTAGAGCATATTTCTTACACCGTGTCTACCAGACTCTTCTTTCTTTTCCTTATAATCCATACTAAGAGCATCAAACTTTTTATCATCCGCACCCTTAGAACCGCTCCAATTTTGAAACAGTAATGATTTCATTCTAGTAGCTACTTTAAACACTACATTATCAAACTTTTTAAGAGCTTTGATTCTCTGCTTAAGGGAGGGTGTTTTAACCTTAACCTTTATGCTCATGTAATATCATACTCATCATTATAGCTTTCTAGTGCATCTAGCATAGATACCTCGTGTGGTGGTGTCTTACTATACTCATGGGTTAATACATGGAGGTACATATCTAAGGCACAATGATACTTTAGCCTCTTGGGTAGTATCTTACTTATTATAACTATTATTTTACTCAACATCTTATGCTCCTATATTTCATTCTACACCTACCCATTGATGCCTGCAATTGAATCCGCCACCAAATTGTAACACACTTAAGCCTTGGCCATTATTCATTTTACTAATCTCGTCTACTGTATATGCCTTTCTCTTACCTAGTAAGTCCATACAGAAAGGGCGTGTTATTCTGTCACCTGGACCTACATACATATACTTAGTAATGCCGTTATCTTGAGCCAACATTATACTACTCTCACGATATATACCACTTAACCCAGTAGTTACCCATGTTTGAGCGTGTTGGCTAAACTTACTAACACTAGAGGCTAGTATATCCCTTGCTCCCTTGGCATCTATAGTACCAAAGTTTAAATCTAATAACACCCTTGTCATATCATCAGCAAAGGTATCACCAAGATTCCCAAACTTAGATAAATCCATATCTTTTATGCTGTTAAGCCTACCTAGTGATACATCAGCAAATTGGAAGTTAGCACCTATAGACTGTTGATAGACCTTATAGGATTCCTCTATAGTATCTTGATACCCTTTGCTAAGTAGATCACCTGTGGTCTCATAGTACCCACTATCAACTAGTACACGCTCTATATTCTGTCTGGCTAGGGCAGTATCTACTATCTGCTCTGTAGTACCACCACCCATAAGGGATATTAAATCCCTCTCTAGTGTACCCATAACAGATACTAAACTACTAGTATAGCTATCCTCTATAGTTCGTACTGAGGATAGGGAGTTAAGTATTATCTTGTCCGTCAGGGGCATCCTCTACCTCTTCTACTGGTTGCCCTGGCTGTGTAGCAGGTGTAATGGTGACAGTCTTCTTATTGGCCTCATTAAAGGCTTTATTCTTAGCGTACAATTCCTCTGCCTGCTCCTCTGTAAGGTCTGGGTTATGTCTCATCAGTAAATCTATCTCAGTTATGATATTGTGCATAAGTCCAAACTCCGCACTCTTAACCTTCTCTTCTGCACTCTGAGGGTAGGTAGGCTCTGCAAAGTCTATTACTAGCTCGGCCTCATCTGCTATCTTCTCATTAGGTTTATGGTAATTCCATATAACTCGCTCTATATTAAATATCTTTTTCTCAGCGGTATTATAGGTGGGTATCTGTGCCTGTCTAGATTCCATCTTACCCATATTGCTAATCTGTAGAGCAAAGCCACTCTGAGCATCAGCGGATAGTGTGAAGTTATCAGGTGATACACCATAGCCTGATAGTGAGGTAAATATGCGGTGCTTAACTAGGTCGAATAGCTCTAATACTTTGGCCTGTAGGTCTAATACTTGTACATCACCATTGCCCTCTCTTGTGGGGTTAACTAGCACTTCAGCGGGGCCTAGTCTCATATCATCTTGTATGCTATCTGGATCATCAGTGTTAAATACTAACTGCTTAAATGATTGATACTTAACTAGACTGTTAATCCATATCATCATAATAGATACGTTAATGTTAAGGTCTCTTAAGTCGTTGCCTGTGGTGAAGTCTAGCATATCATCTACAGGGTAGGTCTTGCTATAAAGTACAAATGGTAGCACCGCTTTACCGTCTGCATCTTTATATACTATTTCCTCTTTAGATACTATAACTTCTACATCACCCACGGTCTTTACAGTATAGACATATCCACCTGCAAGGGTATCATAATCATCATTCTCTATAATGCCTAGTGCGGATATATCTTCACTTACCCATACCTTAGCCTCTGTATAATTCTGTACGCTACCTGCTGCCAATCCCTCACTATCAGATAGTTTTAGTTGAGGTTGCTTTGCGTATGCTAATTCACCAGGGAACCTATACCCCATGTAGTGCTTAACTGCTATCATCTTCATCCAATCGGTAGACGAGTAGAATGTCTCTGCATTGTTAAAATTGATCTGATCATAGTCTAGCTTATCATCTCTATAGGTGACTTTAAGTAGTGTATGGTTAACGAGGTTAGTATATGCGTTAATAGATTGTAGTACAATGTCTTTGCTAGTGTCCTTTTGGCTACTATCATAGTTATCATCTGTCTGCTCATCAGATATAACCGCCTTTCTCTCAGGTGGCTCTTTGTACACAGTAGATAACTCTTTTACTACACGCTTTACTATGTTTAATTCTTTAGTGATTAACCACTGAAACTTATCGTAAGTCTCTTGTGAGACTTGATCTCTCAATTCCTGGTCTATGATATAATCCCAGTTATCCTTATATATATCTATGAGGTTCTGTACAGCATACTTAATATTGAGTGCTGATCCTGTTCTAATACGTCTGCTAATGTCACTAGTTGCCAAAATATATACTCCATTTTATACCGTTTCTAGTTCTACTATATACGCTTATTACTTAAGTGATATTATACTACATATTTACACATTTAACAAGAGTTATTTTATCACCCTCACCTTACCCTTAGCTCTGGGTGGAAACCTGTTAATACCAAAATAATAGAATGATGTACCCACGTGGCTAAACTCGTCATGGTTAGGCTTCGGGGGTAGTACTATCTTACCATCCTTATCTGTTCTATATTGCCAATGAAAGGCCATCTTATGAAAGTGTGGTACCTGGTGCTGATTGTAACGGATATAGGGTACTAGGTCATTAGTGGCATCTATACACTGTTGTATCTTAGATCTGTAGAAGTTGCTATACTCAAAGTGCCAATCTATATTACCTGTTCTAGGGTTCTTTTTAAGCTTATCTATCCACGATGATAGGTCTGACTGTCTACCACTACCTGCGGGATCACAATAATGCTTTTCTATGAGGTACTTCTTACTATCTACTACATCTCTATAGTGGCTATCATCCTCATTATTATTAACGTACTCATCAAATATGTATATTAGGTAGCCTAGATCATTCTCAGGGGTGGGTATGAGTTGGTAGAAGATTATAGCTGTATCATCTGCGGTACCAAAATCCCAAGAGGCGTGAGTTTCAAACCCCTCATTATATCTAATATCATGGTCTACTACATTAACCTGTCTATCGAACCTATACACCAGAGTTTCATAATCACTTATAGGCTCACCTAACCATATATGCCTATACTTAGAGAAGTTATTCCTTTTACACCTCTCCATTTCCTCTTGTAGTGGTGATTCTTCAAACCATGGATTCTTATCATAGTTGATCTGTAGCACCCACGCATTATCTAGCTTTTGGTTGATAAACATATCATATACAGGATCATCCTCCCTCTCAGGGTTAAAGCTAATCCATATCTCACTGTGTTTCTTGCGGATAGTAGGCAGTAGTACATCCCAACTCTTCTGTGATACGCTATGTGCCTCTTCTACCCATACTATATCTATATTAGCAAGTGATTTAAGGCTATTGATTGTCTGCTTAAGCAATCCTTTAAATAAGAATGTAGCACCAGTGGTGTTATGCTCTATAGTGGTCTTCTTTACAGTAAAGTTAAGATCAAACTTCTTAATAATATCACATAGGGTCTGGTATACACTATCCTCTATACTGTTCTGGACCTCTCTAGTACATAGTATCCTACAATTACATATCTCTGCAATAGATAGGAGTGCTAGGGCATAGTGTTCTGTCTTCATACCTGCTCTACCACCATAAGAAATCTTATAGCGGTACTTACCCAACTCTTTTAGAGGGTTAAATATAGAGCAGTATGTAGCATCACCCATGTAGACTAATAGACTCTATAGCACTAGTCTTAACAAGTATACACTTGGCCTCTGTAGGGTTAATGTGATCATCTAGTCCCAAGACATCCCACTGAATGAGACAATAATACATATCCTCTATTGTCATACCTTCACATGGTATATCAGTATAGAATACATCACCAGATATAGTGTTAATCTCTACCCTCACTTCTCGGCTACCTCTTGAAATGATAGTGTATTAACATTGGCATCTAGGTCTATTGGTTGTACTACCTTACCGTCTATATACTCCATCACTAGCTTAGCATAGGCACCGTTACCCTCTAGTGCCTGTTGAAACATACCCTTTGCTATCTCATCTACATCTATCTCACCACTCTCTATAAGTCTTTTCATAGCTGACTTAATAGACGGGCCCCTCTTACTCTTCTTGCCACCCTCTACGGCTCTAGGGTCTCCCTTTTTAAATGGTGTTAAGTTCTCATCATTAGCCATAATTCACCCTCTCCTCACGTTATTTAAGTATTACTGTGCTATTATCTATCTTGTTATCTATGATAACATCAGCACCTAAGCACTTATTATCATTATCAATGTTACCTAGTATTAACATCTTCTTAAAGACATGCTTATTCATACCTATAATCTTGGGGTATTTGCCGTTTTCTGTGTAGTAATCACACTTACCGCTTATAAGGTTCTCATATCTTACTATAACCTTTTCCTCGTCTGCTACCTGTTCCTTAATATCCACTTCCATAGTCTTGGCTTTCTTCTCTACTGCATCTGTTTTCTTAACTGGCATGATTGCCTCCTTTTTTAAATACAAACCTACCTATACCTTCTCTACCTTGCATAGTCTCCATATTATCATAGGTGATAAACTCAAAACCGTACTCTTCCATGTACATTTTTATACCATCTACTTCAAAATAGTACAAATGCTCATTAGGTATATAGTGCTTACTCTCTTTTACTTTGGATAGGTCGTTAAATATGGGTATAGTCATCATTAGATACACACCCTCTCTTATATTGTCTAGTAGTGGCTTATGGTCTGGTATATGCTCGAATACATCCCACATGGTAACACACTTGATAAACTCGGGTATCTCTTTATACGGATTGATATATGATTGCAAAGATTTTAGCATCTTAACGGTCTTAGGTATCAGCTCATATCCGTAAATGTACGACTTGCCATGTATGCTCATGTATTCCATAAAAGAGCCTGTACCACATCCATAGTCTAGTATAGATTGCATATCACAGTATTGGTCTACTAACTCCATTCTATCCCGATTTATGGCATTATTCATAGTGCTACTCTTATCTGTCTCATACTTCTCATACAGATAATCATAGTACTCGTCTGTGTACTCTCTTAGAGTGTAATTCTCGGCCTTTAGGTAGCCATTCTTTTCTACTAGGTTCACCTTATACTCCCTAATATAGTTTTAATATCATTGCCATATGCTAGATATAAATTATAGCAATCATCTAAGCCTATATACCTAGACTTATCATCCTTAATGCCTTTCTGTATAGCTACTGTATCTGTAAATGTGGTCTTATCGGTACTCTCTAGTATATAGGAGTACTTATGCCCTCTAGGTAGCTTTATCTGTCGTTTCTTTCTGCGTTTCCACAATAGGTATTTAATCAGTCTTATCATCTTTTAATTATCTCCTTACCAAAGAGGTACATCTTGCCATCCATACTATGTATAAACCCACACTTACACATCTTCTGCCAATCATTGGCTTTTATATCATCTAATACAATATATGATTTATCTTTAAACATATGGTAATACTTATAGTGCAGTGTCATCTTTTCCACCCCACCACAGAGAAAGACCAGTATAGATCCTGTCCACTTG